CGATTGTGACTGTGCCAGAAATAGGCAATTTACCACCTGTATCGTTTCCAACAAAATCTAGAGATTGTGCAGTTTGATTAGTTATAATTCTAATCGGAATAAATGGGTTGTCATTATACCCATAACCTAACCCGGTATCTCCTTGAATTCCTATTGGAATTTCAATACCATCAGTATAATTTGTACGCCTACCGAAAGCCGTTACTGATCCAATTTTTTGAGTCCCTGCTCCAAGAGTAACTGTCCCTGCCGCCGTCACTGTCCCCGCAATCGTCTGTGTTCCAGTAGGGTTAGCTGTGACTGTTCCAGCGACATAAACAGGGAAACTTGTTCCTCCAGTCGTTGCGACACCACCAACCTTTAAGAAATAGTGAGAGCCGTCATACTGCAAAACATTTGTTAGTGTGGAATTATTTGCGGTTACTGTTCCAGAGATTAGTCCAAAGGTGACGGTTTGCGTAGATGGCAAATTAAGAATAGAGACACTTCCAGTTGTAGCTCCAAAAGTTACGGATTGAGAGGCCGGGAAGTTTAGAACCGATACCGACCCAGTAACGCTAGGCGTTCCAGAGATCGAGATTGAGCCAACGCATACAGTAGTTCCGCTAACTGCGGTTGCGATATTCGAGATTGCGTTGCTTCCAAGGCTCACAACGCTATGGGCTACGATATGCTCTCCCCCAGTTACTACTGAAGAAAGGGTGGTTGCTGATTGATTTCCGTCTAATACTGATAGTGCCATATTCTCATCCTCCTTGTTAAATGGCTCCGATATATTGCGAGTTGCGATGGTCTGAAAAATCTAGGGATGCGATGTAGGGGAACAGCCTTGTTCCTATAACTCGCAAGCTTAAACCTCGTACCCAAGCCCTCTTGTCGTTTCTGATAGTTGGGGTTTGGCTAGTTATCCTAGCCATATAAACCTTGAGGCTAGTTGTCTCGTTCTCAATCCTAGCCGCCAAGGTTAAGCCTTCCTCGTATAAGGCTTGGAATATCTCAAAATAGTTAGACTCAAAGGTTGCTTGGGTGGTTCTGCTGGTTGAATCTGCATAACTCAATTCAACTGGTATCTCGAACACGCCCGAAGTCGGGATGATAAGCTGACCCCCTAGCGTTGAGCGAATTGTCACATAAGGGAAGAATCGCCCTCCCCTTCTATTGGAAACATAGACATTAAGCCCAGAAATCGGCGTTAATAGCCCCGCCAACGCATCTTCTAGGATAAACTGGGGTGAGGTCATTTGGAGGAGCAAAGGATGTCTAGGGTGGTCGTTTTAGTCCAAATACGCCTATCGTTGATTATCCCCGGCGTTTCGTTAAGCACCTTGCATTGGAACACTTGAAGGTCGTTGGTGGTCAGGATGCTTTCAATCGAGGGGCTTTGGTAGAAGGTTTGGAGAATCGAAAACCAAGTTGAGTCTAGTTCTTGCCTTGTCGTTGTATCGGCTCGGGCAGAGTAGGTCAAAGTCCCCCCGCACCTAAACACGCCCGAGTTGGGGGATAGCTCCTCCGAACCTATGCCCACCTCAATCGTTAGGCTTGGCAAAAGCCTCTCCCCATCATAGTTGCTTTTCGTGATATTAAGCCCTGCTATGATGATGGCCGAGGCGAGGCTATCCTCGAGCTCTCTCTCGATTGCAACGCTCATTTTAGGTGGTTTGGTCGGCGATGTCGATGGTGTAGGAGAGTCCGTCCGAGGAGGTTGAGAAGTTGGCGATCATCCGCCCCACGCCGCCTATCGTAACAACATTCCCAATTACCGGAACAGATACAGCCGTAGCGTCCACCACAAGGCTTTGAGATACTCGAATAACCTCACCCCCTACCTCCAAGTCCGTGGCAAAGGTTAGGTCGGTTATTGCGGCAGAGACCGAAGTTGAGCCTAGACCTGTCACGACTGTGAATAGGTCGCCTATCATTTGCCGTAAATCGGCGGTGAAGAACGATGTTGAGATTGCCCCTGCCATACCCAAGAAACCTTGTCACCTTGTCAATCATCCAAGTTCTACACTATCCCAAATATCAAAGTTGTCTTTGGTATAAGGCTCAATCTCCTGTCCGTAAAAAACCACACGCTTTTCTCTACGGACTGCGTTGGCTATTACGAATGGGGCGGAATTGATGCAATAGAACTCGGTTGCCCCTCGGATTGCCCTAGCTAACTCTGGAATGCTTGGGGCTGTGTAAGTCTGCAATCCCTTAATCTCTGTGCCTTCTTGGCATAATACAAAGAAATTATCAGCCCCACACTTTTTCCTAGCCTCAACAATAATCTGTAGGGGGTCTCTCCTGTGGCCTTGGCTTATTCCGAAAGGAGCAACAAGGTTATAGGTTTTGGGCAGTCCTTTGGCTGAGGTATCGTCTAGCTTATCGAATAAAATGTCCTTGGGGTCTGCCTTGTTAATCTCGGGGTGGGCATAGACAAATTCTGTCCAAGTCTTGCCCGAGAAACGATATTCTTGGTATTTGTTCGGCCATATCTCTAGGTCTAAAACATCTCCTTTGCTCCCATCTGTCACATAATGCACCAAATCAAACACTCCGTGGTATTGGGGTAAGCAATCTACGAACACCTCGTGGCCTTGGTCGGCTAGATATTTGCAGGCAGGGAGGCAACGAATAATGTCGCCTAGCCTCTGGGAGTATTTGATGGTTTTAGCACTCATCGGCTACGCTCTTATCGTTTAGGTGAAGGAAGTATTGGCTCAATCGAACCGGGCCAGTTGTCTTTTGCAATTCTTTCCAGCCATCTACCAATCCCTTGTATCCATAAAAATCCTCCTTGAACTCAACTTGTTTCTGGATTGCGTAGGCATAGTGGTCGAATACCAGCCCCCAAGTTTCCGTCACTCCCCTTGGGACTAGGCGAGATTGTATATTAAGCCGAGGCGGTTCGTGGTTCGTAAAGCAGACATCTTTCCCCCACTTCCACGCCCTCATCCATTCATACCAGTTCGAGCTGTAGCCTTCCCTCGTCACTACTCGCTTATTCTCACCGACAAAGAAGTTACAATGGAACTGCATCGTTGCCCCATCCTCTGCTCCCTTGAGGCACTCATAAATCCCCTCGATCTGGTTTGCCCTCCACATCTCGTCAGAGTCTATTTCCATCACCACGCCATCATCTACTCCGAACAAGGCTTGCTGAATCATCTCTAGCTTACCACTAAATGCCTTGCCTTGGCTGTGAACAATAACATTCCCGCCTTGGATGCTATTGAGATATTCGTGTGTTCCGTCTATGCTCTTGAAATCCTTATGCCATTTGTCGGGAACTTGATTGCACCAGCGGGTGCATCCAACCGGGTCGCTCACTCCCTCGACAATCCTCCATTGCCAAGGTATCTTTAGCTTTTGAAACTCTCCTAGATGCCTCTCGATAAAGGGCATACCATTAAGGACGATGGTGAAAATGGTTAGCATTTGAAGATGGCCGCACCATTCCGAGCCGACAAATCCTCCCAGAGCAGTTCCGCAAATCCCTTGAGCTTGTGGTAGTTCGCCCAGTTCTTAATATCGTTCACATCGTCCAAGGCGATGATTGCCTTTTCTGCTAGGAATGGGCGAACGCACCGAAGTTCTGACTCCCCAGAAAAAGGCGAGCCATCAATCAACACAAAATTAAAATCTACATTATGATCAAAGTGAATATCCTCGATTGCGTTGGTCGAGTATGGAAAGGCAGTTTCAAGGCAAACATTGTGCCAGCCTAAAACTTGCTCGAGCGGGTACTGGTTAAGATTGGTTTTTGTGATTCGATAGAACTCCTCGATGTCCTTCTTGTTCATCCAGAATTTCGACAAGGTTGCCGTTCCATTGATGGCAACGCCTCCCCTTGCCGATAGATTCATTGAGTGTCTGCCTATGCGGTCTGGGTGGTTCTCAATGCTGAATAGTCTTTTTGTCCTGACGCATTGAGTTGAGCCATCGCCAGTTCCTCCCCCGATCTCTAGGCCAACATCTAGTCCCTCGCTATATTTTGCGAGGGCTTTTCCGAATGAATCGTGGATAGTTATTTCTTGCACTTGGCGTATTCAGTAAGAGCCTTCACGATCACATATTGAATCACGGCTTCGGGGTCGTGCTTTAACGCCATCATTCCGCACTCATACAAATCTTTCTCTGCTTTTGCGTCATAGGTAATATCTACCTTTACATACTTCGTGGGGTCGGGGCGGGACTTGCCGAATCTAATCATACCAAGCCCCTTGGTATCTTCCCCCTTCTTTGCTTTTCTACATCCAATTATTTGCTTTGCGTTTCTCATATATTGCTTTTCCTTTCTGGTAGTATTCTGGTTTATTGTGGTGTTTTAGTTGCTCGTCTGGGTTGCCCCCAGTGAACATCGGATTCTCGTGTTTGAAAACTAAATCCCTTGCCTCAACTATGCAATCATCTTGGTAGGCTCTGTCAGTGAATTCGTTGTCTGAATAAATGCCATCCGATTCTTGGTAGTCAGGGTGAAACATATAGCCCCCCTGCTTGCGTAGCCTCTTTTGCGTTA